CAGTTTTCTGACACAAAAGCAGCTCGTATGCCAGCGTTCTTTGAACATGCAAACACCAACCTCCCTCAATACGCTTAGTTTCCAATCAGAGAAGCTAGAGAAATTAGTAGAGGATCTGGAATCCAAGTTCGCTTGGTATCCTGTCCACCCCAAGGAGGACTTAGCCTCCATCATGTACCGTTCTGGACAACAGGAAGTGGTACAATATATAAAATCTATTTTAAACGAATAACATGTGCATAAGTTTTGGTAGGAGATCACCTACCCCAGTATCAACACCAGCACCAATCCAGCCTAGGCAGCCTGACCTAGTATCAGCTGCTAGACTACCTAGTAAAAAAGAATTACTAGATCCAGATGAAACAGCAGGCGTTGAATACGGAACATCCGCAAAGAAGGATGACACAAGAGGAGCAGCTAAGAGAACAGGTACAGACGCTCTTAAAATTAACATCAACACTGGTGGCGGTGGAGAAGGTTCTGGAGGATTAAATGTCTAAGGCAAGCGAAAGATACTCTCAACTTCAGTCAGGTAGAACACAGTTTCTAGACACAGCAGTTGAGTGCTCTGAACTTACCTTACCATATCTAGTCAAAAGAGATGAAAACTCTACAGGCAAGCGACAGTTGTTGCAGCCTTATCAATCCGTGGGAGCTAAAGCGGTAGTAACACTTGCAGCAAAACTAATGCTGGCAATACTACCACCGCAGACAGCTTTCTTTAAACTACAAGTTAGAGATGATAAGTTGGGACAAACGCTTGACCCAATGATGCGTAGCGAGTTAGACTTATCTTTCTCTAAAATTGAGAGATTGATTATGGATTACATAGCTGCATCAAGTGATCGTGTAGTCGTACACCAAGCCTTAAAACACCTAATCGTATCTGGTAATGCTCTAATATTTATGGGCAAGGATGGTTTAAAACACTATCCATTAAACAGATATGTTGTAGAGAGAGATGGGAATGGTAACGTTATAGAGATCGTTACAAAAGAATTAGTTAGTAGAAAAGTATTGGGTATATCACCCCCACCTACTGACAGCCCGAATGGGGAATACGGTGATACAGAAGACGACGCTGAGGTATACACCTGTGTCAAGATGGATGAGAGTAGTGGTAGCTGGAGATGGCATCAAGAGGTCGACGATATGATCTTAGATGGTAGCCAGAGTACAGCACCAAAAAATACCTCACCATGGTTAGTGCTTCGATTCAACACAGTAGACGGAGAGGACTACGGACGTGGTAGAGTAGAGGAGTTTATTGGAGACCTAAGAAGTCTTGATGGATTGTCTCAATCTTTAGTAGAAGGTGCAAGTGTGGCAAGTAAAGTTGTCTTTCTTGTCTCACCATCTGCAACAACCAAGCCTGGAACTCTTGCTAAAGCTGGTAACGGAGCTATCATACAGGGTAGACCAGAAGACGTAGGAGTCGTGCAAGTCGGTAAGACGGCAGACTTTGCTACAGCTGCAAATTTAGCAGCACAATTAGAAAAGAGAGTACTCGAAGCTTTCTTGGTTATGAATATCAGGAACGCAGAAAGAGTTACTGCTGAAGAGGTACGCCTCACGCAGTTGGAATTAGAGAAGTCCCTCGGCGGCTTATTCAGCTTGTTAACGGTTGAGTTCCTAGTTCCATATTTAAATAGAACTTTGTTAATACTACAGAGATCTAATCAAATACCAAGGCTACCTAAAGATGTCGTAAGACCTAAGATAGTAGCTGGTATTAATAGTCTAGGTAGAGGACAAGATAACGAAGCCTTGACTACATTTATAGCAACTGTTGCACAGACATTAGGACCAGAAGCGTTGATGAAATACATCGACCCAAGCGAAGCTATCAAACGATTAGCAGCAGCACAAGGTATAGACGTACTGAATCTTGTACGTACAGCAGAACAACTAGAACAGCTTAAGGAGCAGACAGTACAAGATAAGACTAATCAGTCACTTGTAGATCAAGCTGGTCAACTTGCTGGTACACCAGTTATGGACCCAGATAAGAACCCAGAACTTGCAAATCAAGCCGCAGCTGTACTAGGTAATTTACAACCACCAGAAGAATAAATGGCAGAGAACACATTTACAGTAGACACCACCCCACCAACAGAAACCGTAGCTGACAATCTCACCGCTGACGAGCAAGACTCCCTTGCCGTCGGTGAGGAGATTGTTGAGCAACAGGAGCAGCTGTTAGCTGGTAAATATAAAGATGCTCAAGAGTTAGAAAAAGCTTATGTAGAGTTACAGAAAAAACTTGGTGACAAAGAAGAGAGTACAGAAACAGCTAGTGCTGAAGAGCAATCAGAAGACGCACCTAAAATGTCTGAGGGAGCTACACTTATTACTGACGCTAGTAAGGAGTACTTCGATAACGGTAATAAGTTATCAGAAGAAACTCTTGCTAAGTTCTCTTCTTTATCTAGCCAAGATCTTCTTAAGGCTTACATGGAAGTACAATCTAACCCAGAGTTTCAACAACAAAACGCACCAGCAGCTGAGATTACTACCTCTCAAATCAATCAGATTAAGAACTCAGCAGGCGGCGAGCAAGCTTATGCTCAAGTAGTAAACTGGGCTAAATCTAACTTACCTTCTGAACAACTTACTGCATTTAACGAAGTCGTAAACTCAGGCAGCGTACAAGCTATACAGCTAGCGGTGTCTGGACTTAAAGCAGAATACGATAACGCAAATGGAGTAGAAGGTAGAATGGTAACAGGCAAGGCACCAACAAATAAAGGGGACACTTTCCGTAGTCAAGCTGAATTAGTATCAGCTATGAATGACGGAAGGTACGATAGCGACCCAGCCTACAGGCAAGATGTTATCGAAAAACTAGAACGATCAGATTTGGATTTTTAATTATGCCCGGACATTACGGAGACAAGAAGAAAAAAACAGGCACTAAAAAAGTGTCAAAGGGACTAGCCGCACTCGCAAAAAAAAGACCAAAAGTTGCGGCTGCAATCATGAAAAATAAAAAGAAAAAGTAATGACTAAGAAGAAGAAGACATCTGGATCTGGTACTTCGGACACAAGATCTCCGAGTGATTTATATGTACCAGACAAGAAAGAGTATACTAGGCAACTACCCATTCCCGGTCTAATATATCCTCTTGCTAAAAACAATAAGAAGAAGCAAGACTTCTTTGCAAAAGATAATGGGCATCCAGTATAATGGCTGTAAAGAAAAAGAATGTCAGTCTCAAGATGGGCAAGCACAAGTCTCGCTCAGGTGGACTGACAGCAGCCGGTAGAAAAAAGTACAATGCTGCTACCGGCTCTAACCTTAAAGCACCACAGCCCGGAGGTGGTGCACGTAAGCGTTCTTTCTGTGCTCGCATGAGTGGAGTAAAAGGACCAATGAAAAAACCTAACGGCAAACCTACACGTAAAGCACTTGCCCTACGCAAATGGAAATGCTAGTGGTCACGCACTATTATAGAGAACAGACATGGCTATCACATACAATGAAGACGGTTCTGTAAAGAAACGCAAAGGCAATAAAGTTGCCATGGATTTATCTCCTAAGAATCTAAAAAATTTAATGAAAAGATTAAAAATGAATGATTTTACTGGAGGAGATCAGCTTGATGATATAATCAAGCAGCAACGCAAACAAAAAAAGAACATGAAAGGTAAAGCGTAATGGCTAAACGAGGATTGTACGCAAACATTCACGCCAAGAGAAAGCGTATCAAAGCTGGCTCTGGCGAGACAATGAGAAAGGTGGGTTCTAAGGGCGCTCCCACCGCCGCTAACTTTAAGAAGTCAGCGAAAACAGCAAAACCTTACAAGAGAAAATCAAAGAAAAAATAATGACTGACAAACTAATTAACATTTATCCAAATGAGACTCCACCTAGAGTCATTCCAAATTATCCAATTAACAAACATCCAATCATGACAAACGAAGCAGAAAGATTCAATGGCTGGGCAGCAATGCTTGGTTTCGTAGCAGCAATAGGTGCTTACGCAACAACAGGACAAATCATCCCCGGTATATTTTAATGGCAGCTATCTCAGTAACAAGAGGAAGTCAAACTTCCAACTGGGAAAGCTTCTGTAACTGGGTTACAAGCACAAACAACAGACTATATGTAGGTTGGTTTGGTGTCTTGATGATCCCTACATTGTTGACCGCAACAACTTGTTTTATTCTCGCCTTCATCGCAGCACCGCCTGTA